TGATGACATAACCGCCTTGGAATATTTTATAAGACCTAGTGTCGTGCATAACGACTCCTTGGTCTACGAGGTGGGTTAGAAGCAAGATACTTCACCCTTTCAGTAAGGGTTTTATCCCTTGTCTGAAGTTCCGACAAATCGTACTCAAGGGTACGAATGCGGGCTTGTGCTTCAACGAGTTTTGCACGATAGAAATCTCGTTCTTTTGCGGTAGGATTACCGTCATTTTGGACTGTTACTTCAGTCATCGAAATGCTCCTTTATTAACTGCATTGTTATTATCCTATACTCATTTACGTCATTTGTCAAGAGGTTACTGTAATTTTTTATCAGTTTTTTTCTATCGGGCCATACTATCGTTTCCTGTATCTGTTTATCAAATCTGTTGCAAAATCCAAGAAGGGATTCCAGTATTGCAACTGTCTCCATTGAAGTCTTCTTAGACATGAATTGTTTTAACAACAAGGGGTGTTGTCCATCACTAGCAAATATTTCATCAAAGGTTTCAACTCTGTTGAATAACTCTGCGAGTTCTGTTTTGTAATTATACTTGAGGGATTGATTTCTTTTCTTCCAGTTCAAATAATTCTCATCGTTAAAGTTTCCAACCCAGCCTTTGGGATTGACTATGAAGTTGGATATGAAGAAGTCTTTGGTTTCGTCTTTGTACTTTCGTGCAACACGACCAAAGAAGGGTCTGTCCTTTCGTTTTAAGAACGAGTCCACACTCACATTCGCCTTACCGTGATATTTGGTGTAATCGTAGTTACTGGTAAAGTGAAGTTTCAACGCATGGTATATTTTATATGCGTCATATGCTTCCATTATATCGGTAACTGTGCGACTTTCGGTAAGTAATTTAAATCCCTTGCATTACATTCAATCTTCTCTTTCAGTGATTTTGTAATGAGGGGTTTTACGGTATCTGGTTCGATACTGTGTTTCTCGCAATAGTCTAGTACTGCTTCCATGTGGGAACAACCACATTCTTGCACTACCTGTTCCACTGCAAGTGAAAATTTCTTAGGGGTCATCAACTTTTCCATATCCATAATCTTTCCTATTAAATTAAACGTGAGGTTAACCATGACCCCACACGAGCGTATTGAGTCGCTACCCTGTTCATGTAAACTTTTGTATGAGTTCGACTATCACTACATACGCACCATATCCAAATAGACTCCAGATGGTTGCAAATAAAACCATTTCAATGCTGTCTGTTTCATACCACCACTGTTTAATTTTATTCATGCTCTCCACCTTTATCCTGTGGGTCTAGTTGAATCTTCTTACCATTGTAGTACATTGTTCTACTACGACTTGGTGTTGATGTTGGGAAGTCTTGAAAAAATGTAGGTTTACGTTTTGCAGTTTCAAAGGTTGCGACTGTGATTACGATTGCAGCAAGTAAAAAAATGTGTGCGACTGCACTAATACCAAATGCCCAGAAACTACCAACATAAAAAGAAAAAACTATACACCACATCCATGCTAATACTTGCAACACCATGTGTCTGGTTGATGTATCTGGAATATGTCTCAATGGATTTTTATCCATATTCATAACACCATTCCATGCATCATATATAAATTCTCGCATATCAATTACCTTTTTCATCGTCAGTCTCAATGGATAATGTGCATCCACACTATCCTTAAAATCAATAGCATCGTACAGGTCAACAAAGTGTCTAACCACTTTCTGGTCTTTAAAATATCCTGTTACTCTGTACACTGCTCTTTACCAGAACATTCTGCTGGGAAGCAATGTCCTTTCATATGATAGTATTCATTTTCATAAGTGTGTTTCCACATTTTCTCATCTATCATATATTCACATTGTGGTTTTGTCATGGGTTGCTGCAATGCAATCTGTCCGATATAGTGTTCTGTACCACCAGTATCAGCACCCCACATTGTAATAACTAATATAAATTCCTTCATGATATCCTCCTCATAATTAAGTGGTGGTGTTTCTGTTTCCAAGTACACCACCGAAACTCAGTACGATTAAGCTGCGATAGCGTAATCTACATATGCATTGTTATCGTTTGCATTTACGAGTTTTGACCTATTACGCAGTCATCCGATAATTCTACTCGCCTCTATCCCTGTCAGTCGAACCTAGTTCGCCCCCATCATAATTACTCGATTTACCAACCCCACCCAGATATTTCACTGGTGGTTCTGTTTTTATGTTCAACCACTTAATAAAAATGTCTATCAACCTATCAAGCATACTTGTCCTCAAGTAATTATGGTGGAGGCGATGGGTACTGCCCCCATGTCCTGTCCAGTATTTGATTTGTATCATCAAACTATATTATATTTATACCAAACTATCATTCATTTGTCAAGTCATTTATTCAAAATCTTTTACAACGTCCAACTGCAATATATTTCTGTTTGCAATGTGTTCTTCTGCAATCTCATCTTTTGATTGGCCGTGATAACGTACTGCATGGTGATTATCTACTAAGAGTTGATTGATATTGTGTTCACCACCAAACCAAATTTCTCCAAGGATACGTCCATACTTGCCCTTGCCATCTTTGAATGTTTTCAAAGTAAGGTCACCAGCATTAGTCCACTTAACTAGAAATGCGGTTGCAGCTTTCCCATATACCTTTTCAATTGGGTCAGATGTTCTAGATTCAGGCGTATCAATTCCATACATTCTGATTCTTTGATTTCGCATCCATACACCAAATCCTAAGTCGATATCAACATCAATGGTATCACCATCAACTACTTTGACTAACTTACATTTATACTCATACATTTTATACTCCCTTACTTCCTACAGGTTTGCAGATATATTCCACCGTATCCCAATCACCATCAGTAGGGATTCCAGCATACACTGGTAATAGTTCTTTACACTGTTGTTCTTTATCAAACCACTGAACATCCTGTTCGACACAGGTACTTCCAAGGCACACTGTCAATAATAGGTGCCAGATTGTACTCACGTTTTGACACCATCTGGTTTTGCTGTCATGTTGATGTTTACCTGTCCTTCACCAAATCCAAGAATACAAGCCTGTTTTCCATCATTAACAAATTCAACCAATGTCCATGTTGTAGGACTTGCGTTTGGATTGATTGTAATAACAAATTTTGAGTTGTTAAAAGAACCATTTGGCATTGGGGTAAGACCTTGCATCCAGATGGTAGGAAGTTCGCCATGCTGTTTTAGTTGTTCAACTACTGTATCGCTACCAGAACATTGTGCTGGTTTTTGTGCCCAGTAGAACATTCCTTTTTTTTCTAGTTCTTCTTGTGTATCTCTTTCCTGTGCAAACGCAACTCCACTAGACAGGAGCACCAATAACGTCAGGGCCTTCATTAAGTGTTTCATTTTCTTTTTCCCATGCTTGTGTGAAATCGTCAACTGCTTCAATCAACATCCCCAGATAATCATTTTTATCCTTGATGAATTCTTGTACAACTCCATCCTCTGTTACCACTAGTATAACAATCTGATTGATTGCATGACCAGTGCGTTCTTCAAACATCTCTGCATATGCAGATGCTTGAATATAATAGTTCTCATTCCAATTGTCGTTTCTTTCAGAACGAGAAGTCTTAAAATCTATGATGGATAATTCACCATCGTATTCTGCAATACAGTCCACTCGACCAGCAACCATATATTTATCAGAATAAAGACCACATTCTTGTGAATAGATATTATCTACCTTTTGACTGATAGTCTTTTCCAATTGACCAAACAACGCTGCAGCGAGAAATGGTTCTCGTTTAACTTCTTTATTATTCAAAAAGTCTTCGCACATATGGTGTACCTTCGTACCCCTTGCGGCAGCAGTCCTTGCAATGTAATTTGCAACATCATCACCAACCTTCTTACGCCATGCGTGAAGACCTTCTGCCTTTCGGTTTCCCAAGACAGTTGTGATAGATGGATACATTTTACCATCTGGTGTGAGATAAAATCGTTTTCGGTCAACGGTTTTAGTTTGTAGTTCTGGTATTTCTACAGGTGTGTGTGTAAACATAATATTTCCTCAAATTAATTAACATCATTATATCAAATCAAAATGGATTTGTCAAGAAGGAAGATAAACTCCGGCCATCTTAAACGCTTCCAATTCCGTTTCTTGATTTCTTCGTGTCCATCCTTTACCAAATGTATCGAATGTACTCAAACTCTCATAAAATTTTTGTCTCATTTCGGTGTAGTTGGCAATCGTACCTTCAACACCTTCACCATCAACATACTCATCAAGTTTTTTCAGTGTGTTTGGCCCAATACCACCATCGGCAACTGTACCAATCATTGTCTGAAGTTTCTTTGCAGCTCGACCTGTA